CCTCCAGGCTTACCTTTTAAATATGTCGATGACACGGCTGCAGATGAAGGACCAGAATTAGATAAATTTTTTAAAAATATATTAACAGATCAAATTAAACCAGCACGTATTCTTGCAGAAACAAAAGGTAAAGACAAAGCTACAATACAAGCATTGTTTGGTAAGATGGAAGATCCTAGGTTTTCTATTTATAATAGCATGACAAAGTTATCTTCAATTGCTAGAAAAAATGAATTGTTTGAAAAACTTGCTAAACAAGATGATGCTGTAAAATTATCTGTAACAAAAAATACACCTGTAGGTGCTAGAGGTTTTTTCTTTGATGATCCATTAGAGGCATCAGCAGCTTTACCTAATCAAGACATAGTAGAATTAGATAAATATTTATTGCCATTTTTTAAAGATGAATTTACAGTTAATCCTTTACAAGGTAAATTTACATCAAAAGCGATAGCGGAAGGATTAGGTGATTCATCAAGAGCTCTACAATTTTTATTTGAACCAAGACCTGGGGCTACAGGTGTAGAAAAAGGTTTAACATGGGGTTATCGTAATTTAGTTTTATTTCCAAAAGCACTGTCACAAGTTGCAAAAACAATACTTGCACCTGTTACACACTTTAGAAATTTATTTTCTGCAACAGGATTCTCTGCAGCAAATGGTATATTTTTTGAAAATCCTGCAGTTGTAGGTAGAGCATTTGCAGATGCTTTTGCACCATTACAAACAGGAGCGCCTATAAAAAGAGCTTTAGGTAAAATAACAGGTGTGGGTTTTGATGAGGCGGCTGCTAATGCAAGATATAGAAAATTATTAGATCTTGGTGTTGTAAACTCACAAGTGCAACTTGGTGATGTAAAAAATCTTTTACGTGATGTTAGATTTGGTGAAAATTTAAATATTGCAAAACCATTAGAGTCCATGATGAAAAAACTTACGGCTGGTACAGCTAGAAAAGCAAAAGGTTTTATGAAAGGCGCTGAAGATTTATATACAGCAGAAGATGATTTATTTAAAATAGCTAACTTTGCAGTTGAAAGATTGCGTTTAAAAAATGCATACACTAAAGCAGGTAGAAAATTTACAGATGATTTATTAGATAATCAAGCAGCAGATATTGTAAGAAATACCGTGCCTAATTATGCATATGTATCTGACACAGTCAGAGCATTAAGACGTTTACCACTTGGAACATTTATGTCATTCCCATCTGAAATATTAAGAACAACAACTAATATTGCACAAAGAGCAATAAAAGAAATAAAAGATCCAGCGTTAAGAAATATAGGTATTAAAAGATTAACTGGTTTAGGAACAGTTATGTATATTGCACCAAACGTAGTGCAATCAGGGTTTCAAATTCTTAACGATGTTACCAACGAACAACTCGCAGCAATGAAACAATATCTGCCAGATTGGTCAAAAAATTCTACAATTCTACCTATTAGAACAAAAGAAGGTGAGCTTAAATATATAGATTTTAGTCATGGTAATGCATATGATGTAGCAACAAGACCTATACAAACATTAATTAATGAGGTGCAAAAAGGTATTACCGATGAAGAAGTGTTAATGAAGGGTGTATTACGTGGCATGGCACAGGCGGCAGGTGAACTTGCGTCACCATTTATATCAGAAGCAATCTACACGGAAGCAGCGTTAGACATTATTGCAAGGAATGGTAGAACAAGAGAAGGTAGACAATTATATACGCAAAGAACACCTGAAGGTGAAAAAATAAAAATTATTACAAATCATTTAGCAAAAGCCATGCTACCTTTTTCATATCAACAGATCAACAGATTGTATCAAGCAGCAGCTAACAAACCATCTAAACGTGGTGAGTTTTTTGAATTACCAGATGAATTGTTAGGATTTGCAGGATACAGAGCTGTAAGATTAGATCCTGTAAGATCTATTGGTTTTAAAATAGCGGACTATCAAAGAGGTATTAGAGAATCTAGACAGTTGTTTACAGGCGGTGCAGAATCAGTGTTACAAGGTGGACCTAAAACTCCTAAAGATGTTATTGAAAGATTTTTTATTGCAAACAAAGCAAGATTCAAAGTTCAAAAAGAAATGTTAAAAAACATAGAAGCAGCAAATATTTTAGGTGTTGATATGAGAAAATTTGGTCAAGAGTTTTCCGAAAGGGGTCTTGGTAAAACTTATGGAAGATTAAGAAGAAGTGATTTTAATCCATATTTTCCGTCACAAGATATATTTAGAGAATTTGAACAGATATCTAAAAAAATAGGTGAACCTAATCCAATGAAAGCAGCATTAGGTTCAATTAGAGCTATGTCTAGAAAATTAAATCGCTTAAGATTAGACGGTGAATTTGATTTAAATCTTGACGATTATTTACCAGATACAGAAATGTTAGATCAATCTGCAATGTTACAAACACCACCAGTAAACCCTGGTGTAATACAGACAAATCAACAAGCAGCTGTAACACAAACAGGTCTAACACCTACAGAACAAGCATTGCTTTCACCTGAAGAACAAGCTATAAGACTAAGACAAAGGGGAATGGCATAATGGATGAAGAATTTAAATCGTTTTTAGTAACTAATCCAGATATACTTGATGAGGGTATCGATGTATCAGGTATCAGGCAGGCAACAGAACAAGATAAATTAATAGCTGGTGCAATAGCAGAAGAACCAGGTCTTGCTTATGATCCTAGACTTACATCTTATCTTTCAGACCTTAACAGATATTTTTCAGGTGGCTTTCCTACAATTAGTACACCACCAACAACTACACCTACACCGCCAACTGGTGGAGACGGAGGTGGAGGCGGAGATCCAGGAACGGATGGAGGCAGCGGACCTAGAGGTAGAACAGAATCTGTAAATCCATTAACGCAAATGGTTACCACTCCTACTGGAGATACCATGACTGCCAAACAAGCGTTTACAGGTGACGATGCATATTCTTTAGGAACTCAATCAACTGCTCCTCAAACTGGATTTTTAGCTTCAGGTGCAGCAGGTGGAGCTTCTTTAGCAAATTTAGATTTAGATAATATTGATTTAGGAAATCCAACAGGTGATTCTAGAGTTGTCTCTGAAGAACAAGGTTTAGTGGGTACACCATCTTACGTAGATCCTATTATGGACCCTAATTTAATGTCAATAAGACAACAACAAAACATAGAAGGACTAACAACACCACAAAGTAATACATTAAGAGACATAGCTTCAAAAGTAGGTGGAGATCTAACTCAATTTGGAAAAGAAATTGCAAGCATACCAGGAGCTGTTTTTGATTCTTTAAGTAATACTGTTGAGGTATTTGGTGAAAAATTTAATATAGGTAAAACTGCAGCTGGTTTAGTTATGAATAAAATTGCAGGAGGACCCGTTAGTTTATTGTTTGCTGCTGCAGATGCATTATCAAATATACTTCCAGAACCTTCTATACAACGAAAAACTGCTGCAATTGTTGGTATACAAGATCCTGAAAATCCAAATAAAGATATATTTGGAAAAAATATAGACTCTGCATTTGGTGATTATGATTTAATGAACAAACAACAAATAAGTAATTTAACCGATCAGTTAACTAAAAATGCTACAAAATATGGAGTTACAGTAGATGTTAATCCAGTAACAGGTGAACTTGAAGTTATTGGACCTCCTACAAATGTGACTTCTTATAATTATGCAAATGCTTTCATGTTGAATGAACTTGATAAAAGAACAGAATATGATGATGCTAGAAGTATGTCTGACATAGGACAACAAACTATTACTGGTCCAAACATAGATGAAGAAGCAGGTAGATCAGATGATATACCTGATAGAGGAAGAGGTGATCCTTTAAAAGATGCCATATCAGGAGACATAGGTGTTGAAGGTGAAGATGAAGGTAGATTTACGGATATACCTGATAGAAGAATGGGAATAACAGAGGCTCAACTTAAAAGTCAATTAGATCAGTCTGGAACACAGATAGGAACTCTGGAAGAGTTAGAAGAAATGGAAGATTTATACGCAACAGGTACAAACATCATGAGAGATTTTGATTTTAATGAAGGCGGTGGAGGCGATGGACCACCAAGTTCAGGATTTAGTGCTCCTAGTAAACAAGGTCAAAGTCCAAGAGGAAGTACAACTGGTGTAGGCGGCGGAGCTGATATGGGATCTGTATCAACAGCTGGACAAGCTGGACCACCAAGTCAACGAGGTGACGGCGGCGGCGGTGGCGGCGGTGGCGGCGGCAAGATTGTCTGCACTATGATGAACGAGTCTTACGGTTTTGGATCTTTTAGAAATAAGATTTGGTTAAGACACTCAAAAAATTTAGCACCAGAATATCAAAAGGGATACCACAAAATATTCTTACCTCTTGTAAGATTATCTAAGAAAAACATTGTTCTTAAAAAAGTATTAGAACATATAGCGGTGCACAGAACTATTGACATTCGACAAGAATCAAGAGGCAAGGTGCATTTAATAGGTAGAGTGTATAGAAAAATACTAGAACCAATTTGTTACTGGGTAGGTAGACATGTCAAATAAACAAGACGCATTACAAAAAATAGAATCACATGAAAAACTGTGTCGTATCATGCAGAAACAAACACACGATCGTATTAATCAATTACAAACTCAAATTACTAGAATAGAAAGAATACTATTGGTATCTATGGGTTCTGTTATGACTGGTATGGGTGGTGTAATTGTAGTGTTGATACAGAAGCTTTAAATCCAAGCTTTTAACTCTTCACCCATAACTTGACTTGCAATATTAACTTTCTTACGTAAAGCTTTTACAATTCTTTCATCGACTGTATCTTCACATATAATATCAATATATGTCATGGGTTTAGTTTGACCAATACGATCTATACGAGCTTCTGACTGTTGTCTTTTTTCTAGATCATACCCGTTAGAATAATAAATCATATTACTAGCTGCGGTCAGTGTAATACCATAACCACCTGTTTGTGGTGTGCCTATAAAAAATTTACATTTATCATCTTCTTGAAAACGTTTTATGTTTTGTTGTCTTTCATCTTGTGGTGTTAAACCATAGTAATCTACAAAAGAATCTTCACCAAACTCTTCATGTATTGATTTTATAATTTGTCTTACATCACTTTGCCAATGAGCCCATATAACAACCTTACCTTCTATTTCGTTTAACACATCTAATAGTTCATCTACACGATTGTTTTTTATATCTTGTGTTGTACCGTCATCAGATTTAAAGTGACCACATGTTATTTGTTGTAATCTCATAAGTTGGGTCAAAGCATTTGCAGTAGTAATCATCTTGCCATTCATTATTGCTAGTGCTTCTTTTTTCATTTGTGTGTATACTTTTAATTGGTCTGCAGTAAGTTGAACTACACGTTTCATAAATGTTTTTTTAGGAAGATCTAAACAATCATCTTTTAATACACGATAAGAAAAATCTTTTAGTTTATCTGATAGCTCACCAAGATTCCTGTATCCAACAACTATTTGAACAGATCTACCACCAAAGTTTGCTGTCTTCATAATAGCGTATCTAGTTCTAAACGAGTAATAAGATTGGTGGTCCAAGAGCCAAGGGTCAAGGAACTCGCATTGTTTGTACAAATCTAACGGTGATTTAGTAACAGGAGAACCTGTAAGTATTCTTCTATAATTAGTATTACGACCAAGAGATACTATGTTTTTTGTTCGTTTTGCTTCTGGGTTTTTAATGGTTGTAGACTCATCTATTGCCATCATAACATTATGTGAGTTTAAAAATTTAGCTGCAAAATCTACACCTTTTTTAGTAGAGAAAGCTTCAACATTCATAATTAAGATATGCAAATCAGTGCCAGTTTCAAACAATCTATCTAAATTTTTTTGTTGTAACTTTGTAATATTTGCTTGCCACAATACGGACACTTTTTCTATATGATCTGGTAAATGTGTAGGTATTTCAGAACTATACCAATTTTTATATACACCTTTTGGTGCCACAATTAGAACACCATTGATCTTACCTTTGTCATAAAGCATTGATAAATTATCTATTAATACTTTAGATTTTCCTGTACCCATCTCCATAAAATATGCAAAACATTTTTTATCCCAAGACATTTTTAATGCTTTGAGTTGATGTGCGTATGGCTTTGTTTTAAATTTATAATTCATAATTTCTTTCTAGTTGACAATATAAATATAAAGACCTATATTGTCAAGCATGAAAGATAATATAGTATATGTTATACAGGAGATACCGGGAACTAAATTAGGCAATCCAAAAATAAATATTATGGGTGCATCAAAGTACGGCGACTTTAAATTTTTGTTACCAGAGCTATCACAAATAATATTTTCTCCAGGTCCATTAATTTTTAAATTAAGAAATAGTTTAAAAAATTTTAAAGAAGGAGATTATTTATTATTAACAGGAGATCCTGCAATTATAGGGGTTGCATGTTCTATTGTTTCTGATATGACAAACGGAAAATATAATTTGTTAAAATGGGACAAACAAGAAAGACAATACTATCCAATAGAAATAAATTTATACGAGAAAGGAGAAATTAATGGCGACAGTTAATAAAGATGGAAAAACATATTTAGAGGAAAAGGAAAAACATGTAACAAACAGTTCAAGCACTTTACAACAAATGTTTGTTCAAGATGCACCTCAACAAGTTAATGATTTAAAAAATGCTGAGACATTATCTAGCCATGTTTTAGAACTACAAAAATTAGAGGATGAAATAAAAATGGATGAAGAAAGACTATCTAGAAAAAAAGAATTACAAGATAAACTTTCACAACAAGTCATACCAGAAATTATGGAGTCTATGAAACTAAAGACTATGAAATTAAGAGATGGTTCAGCAATAGAAATAAAAGAAATTTATAGCGCAACAATACCTGTAGACAAACGGGATGGCGCATACAACTGGCTTCGAAACAACGATCTAGGTGATCTTATTAAAAATGAGATTACTGTTTCCTTTGGTCGTAACGAAGATAACAAGGCGCGTGAATACGCTAACCTTGCCGAGAGTAGTGGGTATCAACCTCAACAAAAACTTAAGGTTGAGCCCATGACTCTCAAAGCACTATACAGAGAACGAGTTGAAAAGAAATTAGACTTGCCCTCTGAACATTTCAATCTGTTTAAGGGAAACAAAACAAAAATAACAAGGAGCAAATAACATGAGCGAAGAAACAAGAGACGTAGCAACAAAACAAGGTGGCGCATTAGCAACTTTGGACTTTGTATCAGATTCAGGAATGGGTCTTGAAAACATTGACAAAGGAGATCTTGCATTACCTTTTCTGAAACTATTACAATCAGGTTCAGATGAAACTAAAAAGAAACATGCAAAGTATGTTGACGGAGCAGAAGCAGGTATGTTTTATAATACAGTTACAAAAAAACTGTATAATGGAGAAAAAGGTATAGAAGTTGTACCTGTTTTCTATAAGATGACATATCCTGAATGGGCACCTTTTGAAAAAAGAGAAGGCAGACCCATACATAATGACAGGGGACCTGGCATTATGGCTAAGACAACTCAAAATGAACGAAACAAAGATATGCTAGATAATGGTAATGAAATCATAAAGACAGCAAATCATTTTGTAATTATTAATGGACCAAGGCCAGAAAAAGCTTTGATGACCATGAAGTCTACACAACTTAAAACAAGTAGACAATGGAATTCATTAATGGAAAATGAGTTTGAAACCGATCCTAAATCTGGAAAGTCTGTACCAGCACCAACGTTTTCTAGAGTTTATAGATTAAACTCTGTAGAAAATTCAGGTAGCTTTACTTGGCACGGATACAGTGTGAGTCTATTAAGAAAAGTAGACAACTCTGGTCTGTATCAAATGGCAAGAGACTTCCATAACTCTCTTAAGAAATCAGCTGAAAAAGCTGATTCTTACCAAGCAGAGGAATCTAACTACTAATTCTTTCTGTTGAAAGATAGGAGCGGTGATGCGAGAGTGGAGCCGCTCCGACCCGGGATCTTTATGGTTGATGAATTTATAAAATTGTTTACAGGATACCAAGGTGATTTTGGTATTGCGGACATGTCTTCTGCACAATTAGATACAGAAAAAAATAAATTAAAACCAAATTATGAATGGGCAGGCAGACCCATAACACAAGGTGATTATAAAGATCACATAGAAGGAAAAATTTCTATTGGAATACAACCTTGTAGAATAGATAAGACGGCACAATTTGGTTGTATAGACATAGATCCAAAAAATTACTCTACATTTAAAGTAGAAAGCTATTTAGCATTATTTCAAAAATACAAATTACCCTTAATACCTATGTTATCAAAGAGCGGTGGTTTACATTGTTATTTATTTTTAAAAGAACCAATACCAACTATAGATTTAATATCGGCATTAAAATCTTTTTTACTGCCTTTAGGATTAGATCCTGATACTGAGGTTTTTCCAAAACAGAAAGAACTAAAGGAAGATGACAAAGGAGAAATAAAACCAGGTAATTTTATAAACCTACCATACTATAACAACGGACAAACAAATAGATATGCAGTAGACAAAGACAACAACAAATTAAGTATACAAAAGTTTATAGATATAGCTGAACAAAATACAATAGGTAAACAAGAATTAGATAAATTAGTAGATCAAACATACAAAAATATTTTAATAGGCACTGACCCAGAGTTTGAAGATGGACCACCATGTTTGGCACTGTGTTCAAAAAGGAAGTTGGATGATGGTAGAGATAGATTTATGTATAACTACATGGTCTTTGCTAAAAAGAAGTACAAAGATAAGTGGCCAGATTTTGTGGCAAAAGCAAACTACAATTATTTAGAAACTCCATGGGATAAATCTAAATTAGATTCTAAGATAACTGCATGGAGAAAAGATACAGCAGGTCATACTTGTTATGAAGATCCAATACATAATAAATGTATGCGTAGTCTTTGTTATTCAAGACCGTTTGGTGTTAAGTCAGATAGCATAACTATGTTTCCTGACATTACAGACTTTGAAATAATTATGTATGCGGAACCAGAATATAGATTTAATGTTGCATTACCTGATGGCACTAAAGCTGGAGTGGTGGCAAGCAACAGGCGACTAATAACAAAACAAGTAGAATTGTTAGATTTAATTTGGGAACAGACAGGCATATATCATGAGCCATTAAAACCAAAAGATTTTAGAGCAAAACTTACAGAGTTTAGAAAAAATTCAGTTGTAATAACACCACCTGCAGGAACACAAATAGAAGATAGATTAAAAGAAGAGTTGTTTCAGTATTGTGTAAATGGTCCAAGAGCAAGAGAAAGAATACAAATAAATAGCGGGTCTTGTCTAACCGAAGATGGTTATCATTATTTTAGATTTGGTTCTTTCATAGATCACTTGGGTGCCAGTTGGAAAATACCAGAAGAAAGAATAGCACAAAAAATGAAAGATAAATGTGATGTAGAGTTTAATCACTCTCTTAATGTAGATGGTAAAACAGTTAAGGTATGTAGACTAAAACAATTACACATAGATAAAATAGAATATAAACCAGTGGAAAGAAAAGAAAGTAATTACTAATGAGATATAAAGTAGTAGGTCCTCCAGGCACAGGTAAAACAAGAAGATTGTTAAACGAAGTCCAACGATATGTCGATAAAGGTGTAAAACTAGATCGTATTGGTTATTTTGCTTTTACACGTAAGGCAGCAGGAGAAGCACGAGATAGATTTTTAAAAGTTAAAACAGAACTTACAAAAAAAGATATAAAATATTTTCAAACCCTACACTCTTTGGCATTTAACAGACTAGGATTAAAAGAAGAAAACGTCATGCAAGACTTAAATTACAAAGCAATAGGTGAAACGTGTGGCATACAAATTAAATACGCATCATATGAAACAAATAATTGGAATGGCATTTTTTCATCAGACAGTGAGTATCTTGGTTTAATAAACCTAGCAAGAGTAAAACAAATATCTGTATTACATCAACTGGATCTTAACGAACATTTGTCCAAAGTTGAAAGAAACAAACTAGAAGCTATAGAAAAAGAAATTATTAATTATAAAAAAGTGTATGGTCTAATTGACTTTACTGACATGATACAAAAATTTTTAGATACGGATGATGTACCAAAATTTGATGTTATATTTGTTGATGAAGCACAAGATCTATCTTTAATACAGTGGGCTATGATAAATAAAATAGAGAAAGATACAGATTGTGATGTGTGGGTTGCAGGAGATGATGACCAAGCAATATTTGGTTGGGCCGGAGCTGATGTAGATTCTTTTATAGATTATGATGCACAGGAAATACCATTAAAACAATCAGAAAGAGTGCCGAGCATTATACAGAAAACTGCATTAAATGTCATTAACAGAATACAAGATAATAGAATTGACAAAGAATATTTTCCAAAGTCTGAATCTGGACAAATTTATCAAAAATATAAATTATCAGACATAGATATGTCTACTGGTGATTGGTTAATATTAACAAGAACTAAATTTTTGTTAAAACCAATACCAACATATTTAAAAAAGAAAGGATTATTTTTTAATACAACACAAGGAAATAGTATTGGAAAAACTTTGTACGAAGATATACAATACTGGGCGCAGTTACAAAAAAAAATACAGCTTCCAGACATACAGATACAGAGAGTAAAAGAAAGAATTAGAGGTGATATGAATCTATCATTAAAATGGTATGACGCATTTAATAACGTGCCAGAAAGTCAGATAAATTACATGAGACTTTTATTACTAAACAATGAAGATCCAACGAAAGACGCAAGAATAAAAGTATCAACAATACATGGGGCTAAAGGTGGTGAGGCAACTAATGTTATTTTATTTTTAAATCATACAACAAACACAATTAAGGGAGTAAAAAAATCTATATACAAGCAAGATGAAGAATATCGAGTTTGGTATGTAGGTATAACTAGATCTATGAAAAATTTATATTTAATCAAATCACAAAATAAATCAAAGGAGTTTAAAATATGAGTGCATACAACAAACAAATTTCAGGGACACATTATCAAAAATTTAAAATACAGCCTGCAAAATTTATAAATGATAATGAGTTGCCATTTGCAGAGGGTAATGCTATAAAATATATATGCAGACACAAAGACAAAGGTGGCATAGCAGACATAGATAAAGCGATACATTATTTAGAAATGATTAAGGAAAGAGATTATTTATGAAATTTAAAGCACAAACAGAATGGGTAAAACCAAAAGAGTTTCCTGATTTAAGATTCTGTGATGAGATTGCAATAGACTTAGAGACACAAGACCCTGAACTTAAAACTATGGGGTCGGGTTCTGTAGTTGGTAAAGGTAAGGTTGTAGGTATTTCAGTTGCAACAGAGGGTTATTCTGGATACTTTCCATTCGATCATGAAGGCGGTGGTAACTTAGAAAAAAATAAAGTAATTCAATGGTTTACAGATATTTGTAAAACAACTTCAATAAAAATTTTTCACAATGCGATGTATGATGTTTGTTGGATTAGATCCATGGGTATCAAAATAAATGGATTGATAGTTGATACTATGATTGCAGCATCATTAGTAAATGAAAATAGATTTAGATATGATCTTGGATCTTTAGGTTGGGATTATTTAGGTCAAGGTAAAAATGAAACAGAGCTAGTAACCGCTGCAAAAGAATGGGGCGTTGATCCAAAAGCTGACATGTGGAAGTTACCTTCTATGTATGTTGGCAGCTACGCTGAACGTGATGCAGAGTTAACTTTAAATTTGTGGAAGATCATGCAAAAAGAATTAAGTG